CGGCTGATCAAACAAATGGTTGCAGCAGCTCAGGATCAGGATCAGGCTGTCCCTGATCCTCTGACCCAATTCCGGGTAGCTCTGGAAGCCATGAACATTGAGTACGACTGGGAAGCCCATGCGTGTGGGGACTCCGATATTGCACAGGTGTGGTTTGTAGTTGGAGGGCGTGAACTGGTGTTCGAATTCAATAGCCAGACAGGTGAATTCACCGGAATGTCTTTGGAATAGCATGGTTGTCTGTGAGGACTGTGGAGCCGTGGTGAATCCGGATTCGATGGATTTACATTATAATTGGCATGAAGCTATGGAAAAGCAGGCTCTTCATATTGAAGAGATGCTTCGTAAACTCCGGCATGATCTGCTGATTGCCTATCAGCAGCAACACCATATCCGGTAGAAAATGGAAGAGGGTCATTACCGTGAAACATGTTCTCAATATTGGTATACCCCGTACAGGAGGTCGTGATCTGGAATTCTTCGGGTACGACCGTACCGGGTTTGTGGGAAATGCGGTCACACCGTACGGGGTGTCTCCGGAGAGGATCCCTTACCGATGACCATCCGTAGCCTGTTGGAATACGTAGGTACTGATACCTCAGGTAAAGATATTCGCGTCGGGGATCGTGTAGTGGATAAGTGGGACGATGTAATGACCAGTATGAAAGACGTACGTTGCGGACGGTGCAACGAATTGATTCAACCATATTACCCGCTCATGTTGAACGGGGTGTATTCAGCCCGTGGGAAACAGATGTGTTCTTCGGACTGTATGAGGGAGGAATGGAATGACTGGGCTGATGAGCAAGCCAGAAAACATTGTATGTCCCGTCTGCTCAAAGGACTACGAATTCTATCTGGACGATGACGGGGACTGGGATGTCCATACTTCGTGGTGGACAGCCCCGGATATTCCCTTTTTGGATTCACGCCATTGCTGGTTGAAAGCCAGCGGATATCATTTTGACAAGACCCAGGGACGTTGGGTGAAGCAGAACATGTAAAACAAGGAAAAGAGGCGGTTATGCCGGATTATTCATATGAAGTGGAGCATTGGCAGGACAGACTTAAGGAGATTGATCCTCGCCTGCTGGCTTCACCCGAAGGGCGTAGGGCACTCTGCGAGACGGATCCCATGCTTTTCGCGTTGATCTATCTACCGGATCACCTGAAGAACGATGAAGGCGAGATCACTTTTGGTGAAAACCATTTTGAGTGGTTCGAACTGGCGAAACAATGGATGAATCCGAACCCGGGTCTCCGTGAGCACCGCCATGCCTTCTTGGCGCCTCGCTCCAGCGGCAAGTCAACATTTTGGTTCCTCATCCTCCCCATGTGGTGGGCAGCTTATAGCTATTCAAAATTTATCGCAGCTTTTGCCGACTCCGGAACCCAGGCTGAAATCCATCTCATGTCGTTCAAGCGTGAATTGGAAAATAATCAATTACTTGCCGAGGACTTTCCGGACCTTTGCCGTGCCGGTCGTCGTCCGCGTGGATCTGCTGAGGCGGACAGTCGTAATTTGCGTATCTGCAAAAACGGTTTTGCTTTTATGGCGAAGGGTGCTGATTCCAGTTCCCTCGGTATGAAGATTGGTAATATGCGTCCGGATACTCTGTTACTGGACGACATCGAGCCTGACGAATCCAACTATTCCGGTTTTCAGGCTGAAAAGCGTCTTATCACTATTCAAGACGCCATTTTACCTCTGAACGAACGTGCCCGAACTGTACTTTCAGGAACTGTGACCATGGCGGGTTCCATAACCCACCAGTTGGTGAAATACAGTAAAGGTTACGACGACGACGAATTGGGGTGGGTTGAGGAAGAAAACTTCCAGGTCCACCACCAGATGCCGATTCTTGAAGACGAGAACGGTGTGGAGCGTTCGGTATGGCCTGCTAAATGGCCGATCGAGTATCTTCAGCAGTACCGTAACACGCGTAACTTCAAAAAGAATTTTGAAAACGATCCGATGGCTATCGACTCCGAATACTGGAGCCCATCGGATTTTACGTATTTCAATCCGGAGGGTACGCAGTTCAATGTACTGTCCATTGATGGTGCGGTTACTACAAAAGCCACGTCGGACTACACGGGAATTTCTATTGTCGGCTGGCTTCCGCGCGCCAAGAAAGACAGTCAGGACACCGAACAGGAGGTACGGTTCCGTGAAATCACCGGCTTTAGCGGAAAACGACCAGGAATCTGCGTGGTAAAATACGTAAAAGCTGTGAAATTAAAGGGTGACCCTTTACGTCAATTCGTTTTGAACCTCTTGGATGCTTTTCCGGAGGTTCGTACAATTCTTGTGGAGACGAACCAGGGCGGCGAAATGTGGGAGGAAGTCTTGTGGGGTATGCCGGTGAAAATCGCTACTATTCACAATACTGAGAAGAAGGAGAGCCGAGCGGGGCGACTTCTGAATCTCTACCAACTGATCCCTACCCGGGTGGTACACACCCAAGCGCATACAGCTCTGGAAGAACAGATGGTTGCTTTTCCAAAAGCCCCGAATGACGATTTGGTGGACTCGGTAGGCAACGTGGTTTTACCATTCTTGGTACCTAAGAAAAAGCTTCAGGCAGAGAAGCGAACAAGACATCCCAAGTGAGGGGAATAATGCACTACAACAGTTTGAAGACCCACTGTCCTCGTAGGCACGAGTACACCGAAGAAAATACCTACATACGCCCCAAAGCAGGACGACGTCATTGCAAGACGTGTATACGTATTAGTCGTAGTGAGCGCACTAGCCTTACCCGTAGGTTTACTCGATGTGAGCAATGCTGGGGTCCACTCAGTAAAAACCGTGTCAAATACTGTACGGATTGTGCTCCGGAAGACGGGTACAGGAAATGGAAACAGCTCCTTGGTAAATACGGTGTAGATGCCCAAATGTGGAATGCCATGTACTTCGAACAGGATGGATCCTGTTTGTTGTGTCCAGAGGAAGCAACAGTATTGGATCACTGCCATAAGACAGGTAAACCACGAGGTTTACTTTGCCACCCCTGCAATGCAGCTTTAGGACACATCGAAAAAGACGACTGGTTATTTAAAGCATATACTTATCTAAAGGAGGCGTAATGCCGATCAATTACGATTTACCTTACGCCTATTGTGAGCTTAGGGATGCTAGACCCGCTTACGAGCGAGCCGCAGCATTCTACGAGGGGCAGGTACAAGAGGTCTACAGCAGCGCCAAGATTACGAGACTGCTTCTGAAGTTTGGTCTCAACAACTTCGATGCCTTCAATTTCGCGCACATTCCTGTGGACGCCTTAGCCAATAAATTATCCATCATCAGTGTCTCTTCGGACGATGAATCTGATGAATCCGAGGCGGATCAAACGCTTGAAGATCTCTGGGAGTATAACGAATTGGCTGAAGAGAGCCGTATTGCCCATCGTAAGGCGGGGGTGTACGGGGATTACTACCTGATGGTCTGGCCTGTTATTGGGGATGAGGACGATTACGTTGCCTGTAAGACTCCTAAAGAGCTTGCCGATATGCTTGGTGAATACGGGGATCTGACGATCAATCAGCCTGAGCCTGAAGAGGTTCCTTCCAAGACTATTGTTGCTGTGGACATGACATTTCATGATCCGCTGACCACTCGCGTTTTCTACAGCACTGAGAGTCCCTTAAAGAAATCATTCGCCATTCGCTCCTGGACCGAGGGTGACCGGGAGAAGCTTATCACCCGTGCGAATCTTTATTACCCGGACCGTATTGAGCGCTATTGCTATGAGGGCAAGCCTCCGAAAAACCGGTATTCCCAGAACAAATGGAAGCCTTTCAACCAGGATGGTGAGCCGGAAGTACTCAACAATCCTTTTGGTGAGATCCCGTTCTTCCATTTCCGTAATGACCGTCCTTACGGTAGGCCGGATCATATTAATGCCTATGGTCCTCAATTGGCGATTACTAAGCTTATCACTTCTCATATGGCAACAGTAGATTTTCAGAGTTTCCCGCAAAGGTATGGTCTGACGGACCCCACGGCGGATCTGTCCGGTTCTCAGGGTGCCGACTTCAACCCGTTCACTCCGGAGGATGACGACGATCCTGAGCTGGACAGTAATGATTCCCAGCTTTCTGCGGACCCTTCAGCCTTCTGGGATCTGAAGGGTTACAAGGCTGTCGGGCAGTTCGCTCCGGCTTCTCCTGATGCCTACCTCAAGCCTTTTGACCGCTATGTCAAGGCTATGTCTCAGGTGACGGATACTCCGATGCACTACTTTGCCAAGGATCAGACGGACCGTCCGCCATCGGGTGAAATGCTCCGTGTGGCTAACGAGCCTATTGACGCCAAGGCTGAGGAACGCCAGGAAACCTATGGTAATACATGGCGTAAGGGATTGCAATTCGCTTTGGATATGATGGGCGTTTCTGCCGAACGTATTCATATCTCGTGGCGTCCTGTCGAGACTGTCACAGACAAAACCGGCTGGGAGACTGTCAATCTACAGCAGATGGCTGGAGTTCCCAAGGATGTCACTCTGGTCTGGGCAGGTAATCCGCCTGAGGTGGTCAATCAATGGATGGAGGAGGGCGAACAGGAAGAAAAGGACGAACAGGTTCAGGAGCTTGATTTCATCAAGAAGCAAGCCATGATCAATGCAATGTTCCAGAACAACCCCAATCAAAATCAAAATTCAAATCAAAATGCAGAGGGCAAGTCACCCGCAGAAAGCGGAACAGAATAGGAGTGATCGGTAATGATCAATGCAAAAGTGGACCTTAATACTATTTCCCTGCCACCCAATACAATAGTTGGCTACCGCAGTGACGGAAAAGCCATCTATAATATTGCTGGGGGCTCTATTGAAGTCGAACCCGATGTCGACGATCCTAAAGACGATGACGACGACGATGATGACGACAACGATCCGGGAGACGAAGATACGTTCGTACCTCCGTCCAAAGAGCAGTGGGAAAAGCTGTTAGCTGAAAAGAAGAAGGCAGACAGCGAATCTGCTGCCCGTAAGCGCCTGCTTCGTGATGCTGGAATCAACCCGAAAGACGGTTCACCACTCAAGCCCACTCCTAAACTTCTCGCTGTGGACGACGATGATCCTGAGAAGGAAACCGTTCCCCAGACGGATGCCAAGAGGACTGTAGAGGGTTCTGACGATGCCAAGGCATTGCAGAAGCGTCTCCAGCGTGAAATGGAACGCAATCTCTTGGACCAGGAGAAGGAAGTACGTTCCGAGGAGCGTGGTCGTGCTAAAGCACTGATTTCCGCCCTCCCTGAGGCTTTACAGACCGAGGGTTGGAACGGAAAAGCAATGCCGCGCATTCTCAAGCTGTTGGATCTGGACTCCGTTGAAGTTGATGAAGACGGGGTGACCGGACTGGATGACCAGGTTCAGGAGCTGAAGCGTGACTTCCCTGAATTCTTCAGGCGTACGCGCATGAAGGATGCCGCCGAAAAGGTGGCTGACCGCCGTACTGCGGGCGGCGGTAATAAGAAAACTTCCCCAGCCAAGGTAGATGGCACATGGGCCGAGAATATCGCCCGTGCTCTCCATGGTGACGGATAGGGCATTTGCCCAAGCCACTGCCGGGTAAGGCAAAATTCACCTAAATGAAAGGATGGGTAACGAATGCCCTCTCTACAGCCTGCAAACTATTTAGATGACTGGATTCCCCTTGAATGGGACTCCGAAGTCATCATGCGTGTGATGAAGAATTCAGCCGTTGAGGCTACAGCTCAGCGTCACGTGATGCACACCGCTACAAAGCGTGTTCTCCGTTCAAGCGGTCTTGCCGTTACGGACGGAAAGCAGTACAGCACTGACGATTCAGACCTAGACTACATCGTACTTACAGCTAAGCGTTTCATGTCTCGTGTAGCTGTGGACGAAGAGGATCTAGCGGACGCCGCGATGATCGTCGATGTTCTGGGACAGCGTGGATCTGAATGGGCTATTTCATATGCCAACATCTTTGACAACGCTTGCCTTGCCGTTACTGCGGCTGCGGCTACCACTGGTGTTCCGTTCACTTCCGTTCACAAGTCTATTCGTACTACTAACGCTAATACTGACTATACAGCAGATGACAACTATGTTGCCTGGAATGGAACCGCTTCAGCGGCGTATGACAAGTTCTCAGAAACTCTCCGCCTCGTAGAGGTTGGACAGTACTGGGACCCATCACGTTCACTGATTATCGCTCACCCAGGATATCGTGATGCATTCCGCCGTACCAAGGACGACCAGAATCTACCTATTTTCGTTCAGGGTACAGCCGGAACTCCGGACACTCTGTTCGGTGTAGAGATTTTCTGGTCTCGCGGTGCCAAGACCAGTGCTGTTATGACACAGGCACCAACAGGAGACAATCTTCTTATCTTCTGTGGTGACCGTTCATTGCTTAAGCTGGGAATTCGTTCCGGTCCTGAAACTCGTGTAGACGTTTCTCGTGCGCACGACGACTTCGACGACACAGCGGTTAAGTTCCGCACACGTCGTGGATTCGAAATCGGACATGAAAAGGCATTCGCTGTTTTGGCTAACGAAAGCTCTTAATAAGTAGTTATAGATACGACCCCTCTTAGCCAGTGCCCGCCCTCATCCTGGCTAAGAGGGGTTCTCTAATGGAAGGGGAAAATCGTGACCTGGGCTTCTGTAGCAGAAACACTCTCATATACCAGCATTACCGTCAGTTCAACAACTCTTGATTCAGCTCAGGCTATGGTCGAGCTTTTTGCCGATGTGACCGAAGCATCTTCGGATGAAGATCTGATCTCGGCGAAGAATCTCCGTCTCCTGAAATTAGCTGTAGCGTACCAAGCTGCTTGGATGACCAGCCAGCCAGACTTGTTCACACGTTCAGACGTGGGTTTGATGACACAGGACGGAATTTCCTTCACATCGCCCCATGCCAACTCCAACGTTCTCTCTCCGATGGCTAAACGAGCGATTGACCGTTTGTCGTGGCGTCGTAACCGTACTCAGCGTATCCGTCCGATGCAGCCGAAGAATATCAACGATGCTGATTTCTCGGACCCGACCAATAATGATGCGTCTCTCGAAGACAACACTCTGGGATGGGAGCCGTTGTAATGATTGCACGAGCTACGACGACCATTACCATCTATCGTGGGCAGACAGATGATGACTGGGGCGATCCGGAGGACAACAGCACTATTTCTAGTTCTGGGGTTGTCGCCTCTTTGCTGGAGCAGAGTCAATACTTTCGTTCGGAAGTCACTACCCAGCCCAGGAATTTCCGTTACGCGCGTCTGCGCGTAGATTCCTCTGTAGATATTCAGTACAACGATCGCATCTTGGATGAGACTTCCGGATGGATCTGGATTATCCGAAATTTATCGACGTACCAGAATCCCGTGAGGCAACAGGACACCCGCGCTGACTTGCAGCGTATGACTACGCCTTAATGGGATATAATATGAATAGCGGCGTATTATACCACCCGTAAACGGTGTTCGCCACCATATACCTGCCTCGTAAAGAGAAGGAACCGCATGTTGACATGCCCTTTCCCGAGGCATGCCCGTGCGGTTCTTTTATTTTCAGGAGGTGTTTCATGGCACGAGTAGTAATGGCTAAAGACTGGAAAGCCAAGTTACGCCCCCACGTGCACGAATTCATGGTGGATCTGGCGAGGGACGTACTGAATGACGCACGAAATCTTGTACCCGTCGATACCGGATATCTGAAGTCCGATCTGGCTGCCGAGGTGGACGGATATTATGCCCGTGTCGGTGCCCGCACTGCTGAATACGCCATTTATGTTGAGGAAGGTGCAGGACCCCACCCGATCTACCCCAACACAAAGCAAGCTCTTTGGTGGTCCGGCTTGGCACATCCGATTCCCAACGTCCCCATGCATCCCGGTAGCCCTGCTACACACTTCCTCCGCAACTCTTTATATCGTGAGAGGACTCCATAATGCCTATCACTTACGCCAACTCAGAATTGGTGGCTCGTGCGTGGTTGTTGGCCCAGGACGGGATTCCAGCCAATAAAGTAGGGACCACGTTGCCCCAGGATACCTCTACATGGGCTTCCACGGGCTTTGTGCAAATTATCGTGACCGGTGGTAATCCGAACCTTTACTACGGCTATCGGAAGCCGGTCATCACGGCTCACTGTTGGGCTGTCAATCCGAACAAGCAGACACCCCCTTGGGGTATGGCTGCTGATCTGTCCGAGGCGATCGTGAGAGCCTGCCACACCGAAAATGGTATCGAGAATCTTTCTCTAGGGGTCTCAGGGGCACCCACGGTACGCATCACACAGGCGTGGATCATCAAAGAACCCCGGAGGATTCCATGGGGATTCCCCAGTGGTCAAGGATCGTTCATCGAGCCTGGAGATGCCGCACATTTTACCGTTGACTTCCAGCTTGCATGGGCTGAACTACCGTAGGGCGGAGTTAATATGAAGAAATTTTGTCTGCTCGGACGTACCACAAAAGAACCTTTGTCCTACAAAGGTCGTGTGATCGTACACGAGAGCCGGGAAGAGTTCCAGTATCTTTTCCCCAATAATCGAGTGGTTGAGTTACCCGCCTATTTTGGTGAGGACTTAACGATACCCCTCAAGTTCCATCCGGATATGGGTAACGTT